GGTCACTTGCCCGAAATGCCAAGGCGGCAACGGCAAGGAAAAATCTCTGGCCGTGCAGGTCAGGACCGACAGCGTAATTTGGATTTGTCACCGCGCAACGTGCGGTTGGAAGGGAGCCTTTTTTGATGAAGTTAACTCAGGAAGCCATAGCCTACGCAGCAAGCCGAGGGATCAGCGAGCAGACCCTTACGAAAATGCGCGTCGTCGGTGGGCCAGCAAAATTCGGGGATGAATTACTGCAATCAATTACTTTTCCATATTTTGAAAATGGGGAATTGGTTAATTATAAATCCCGCGCAATTACCGAAAAGAAATACAAACAAAAATCCGGCGGCAAACAAATTGGATTTAATTGGGACCTCGTTCGCCAGTCCACGATGGAGGAGGTTTGGATCACCGAGGGTGAGTTCGATGCCCTCGCGCTGGTCGAAGCTGGGGTTCCCCCCGACCGGGTGATCTCGGTCCCGGCTGGCGCTCCGCCGGAGGAGTCAGAGGACCCTACCGAGTCCAAACGCTACGTCTGGGCCTTCGCGGCGGTCGCTGACGGCCTTTCAGGGGCTGGCCGGTATCTGATAGCCACCGACAACGACGGGGCTGGGAGGGCGCTTAGAAGCGATCTGGTGGCAATACTAGGAAAAGCCAAGGTTTGCTTCATTGACTGGCCGGAGGGGGTCAAAGACGCCAACGAGTTCCTGCTCCAGAAGGGCAAAGATGAACTGGCATTTTACCTCAGCAGGAACATCAAGCCTTGGCCCGTCAAGGGCCTCTACACGATGTCTCAGGTTCCAGAACCTCCGGCCTTGGAATTATGGAATTTAGGATTTCCTGAATTTGAGAATAAAATCAATTTCGCGCCAACCACATTATCGGTCGTCACGGGATTTCCCGGCCACGGTAAATCTCACATGATGCAACAGGTCTGGTTCAACATTGCGCGGGAATACGGGGTCAAGGTAGCGATGTTCTCGGCTGAGACCCGGATAAAGCCGTTCCTGCGGCGGAACCTACGCCAATTTTACCATGCCATGCCAGAATACCAAATGGACTCCCGCCAGCTTCGGGAGGCCGATAATTTCATAGAGGCCCATTTCATCCTCATGGACCCCGGCGATGATGTCCCGACCATGCCTTGGATGATTGACAGTATCGAGATCGCCACCCAGAGGCACGGGTGCAGGGCGGCGGTAATTGATCCTTGGAACAAGATTGAGGAGGATTACGACCCTAGGAAAGAGACTGAAACCCGGTGGATCGGGCGCATGCTGGACCTGTTGATCCAGATGAGCCGGGGCCTTTCGATCCATACCCAAATCATCGCGCACCCTGCCAAGCCTGACGCAGCCTTCAGGAAGTCACCGCCGGACCTGTACAGCATCAGCGGCTCCCAGCACTGGGCAAACCGGGTTGATTTGGGCCTGTGTATCTACCGGGAGAAGATGATTGAGGGGGCCACCCGCCAGACTGGGGCGGAGCTAAAGGTCCTCAAGTCCAGATTTCAGGAACTGGGCTGGCCCTGCTCGCATGAGATGGACTACGACATCGACAAGGGTACGTTCCGCTGTACCGACTATGAGACACGGTTAGAGACAGCCATGGCGAAGGTTTAAAATGAAAAAACCTGATGGAACTGAAGACTTGCCACTTTTGGGATATATGCGATTTAATGGTGCGGATTATAAACCCAAACGTGACGATGAGCGTCTTGGCGCACAAATCAAAAAGATTTTTAATCTGATGCAAGATGGTATTTGGCGAACCCTGCCTCAAATTGAAACGCAGACCGGCTACCCACAAGCATCTATTTCCGCACAATTGCGCCATTTGAGAAAAGAGCGGTTTGGGAGCCACATCGTAGAACGCCGCTATATTGAAAACGGACTTTATGAATATTGCCTTATTGTAAATAAAAAAGGCCGTCACAAGGACGGCCCCTAATTATTTCTTGGGAAATTCTATAATGATTGCTGGCGGGTCCAGAAAGGTTAATTCGTCTTCGTCAAACGTCCCTAGTTCTGGATCATCAGGACACCAGAAGCCGGACTTGCCGGTCCAGTATTTGTATTCCGGGGAGGCTACAACTTCTAACGGGCCGAACTCGTAATGCTCGACCAGTATTTTCCGGGGTTCACGCATCCGGGGCCTCAAATCCTAAAGAGCAACGCTGTTCCCATTTCTCCGCCGCATAGGACGGGTTCTGATCCCAAGCCTGTATATCGGAGCCGGTGCAGTCATCGTTATCGCACCAGATAACAAACCCGCCGCAGAACGAGGGGTTGATCATAGGTTCGCTGCCGCAGACAGGGCAGACATGGAAAGTCATTCTGCGTACTCCTTCTTTCCGCCGGATGTTTCATTGTCGGCCCAGCCAGCGGCGTAAGCGGCGATCTCGTCTTCGGTCATGCCGTCTTTGCCAATGTACAGGCCCTTGCCTGTGCCGCCGGTCCAGTAGTGGGGGGCGAAGGGGCGACCGTACCAGTTGTCAGCCGATCCGCGATCAAAGGGTCCGCCGTGGCGCTTATCGTATTCCATGTCAGTTACTCCAAAAGGCTGGGGGCCGAAGCCCCCGCCGGGTTAGGCCGCGAGGCGGCGGATGTTTTCTTTGACCGTGACCGAGGAAATCTGCGTGATCTTGGTGCAGGCCTTGATCTGGTCGTCGGAGAGGAACTGGGCCAGCAGGCCCTTGTCGATGGTGCCGCGCTCGGACAACTGGTGGACCATGGCGAGGTCGAAACCGTCAGCGGCGAGGCGCTCGACACCGGAGGCCAGAAATTCGGCCTTCAGGGCGGACATTTCGGCTTCTATGGCCTTGGCATTGTCGCGGAGGGCGATAAAGCGGTCTGCAATGTTCATATCTAAACTCCATCTATCGGGGCCAGAATTGGCCGGTCAATCAACACAGACACACTAGGCCCATTGGGCCGTGGGTGTCAAACGGAAAATGGAGGGAATTGCAAAATATTTGCTGAATACCCTCTTTGTTGGCCGATTAAACGCAAGAAAACCTATATGTTTCAAGTACATAAATCGGCCAAAAATAATCGGCAAATCGGCGGCTGATTAAATTTCCGGATTAAAGGGGGGGTTAACCGGAATTACCTCCCCCCTGTCATTTAACAAGTACCTACAGACAGCCATCAAAAATTGTAGTCGTAGAATTTGCGTGGGGCGTCGGCCAAGGCGAACCTTTCGCCGTTCTTGCTGTACCATTTTCCGGCCTTACGCTTGGCTTTTGACAGGCGGATGCGGATGACCCGGTTTTCCGGGCAGGGGGTAATCACCCACTTCTGGTCGGTCTGGCGGTCGCAGTGGCCGAAGAACCCGCCGGGGGCGAAACCTAGGGTATCCTCCGGGTTTTCCCGAACCGCGCTCATTTCCCGGACCTCAATGGTGGTCGGGGAGACATGGCGGACGATCTCGTAGGGGTTAACGTCTGAATATCCGTAGTGGTTCGCGTATTTCATGATGATCTCCTTGAGATGGGTGGGGGTCCGAAGACCCCCGGTTAATCGAGACGGCTACCGGCGTGACACTTGATCCCGGCTTCCTGAAGAACCTTAGCGAAGGCGCGGGCATAGGCTTCCTTGCGCTCCATGCTCTGATTGAACTCATGGCAGGAAATCTGGAGGCCGGTCGGGTAGCTTTCGCGGGCCAGACCCTGCTTCTTGGCCCAGCGGCCAAAGGCGGTATTCCCGGCAAACCAAACCCACGCGAACCCGCAGGGGCCTTCCATCTCGCAGTAGACCTCCGCACCGGGCTTAGGACGGCCCCAGATGTCGGCCTCGACCAGATGCATGGGGGTCGGGCAGGCGGCATTGCCAGCGGCCATACCGGCTTCGTGGGCGTTCGCGGCGATGCTGGCGAAAATCGAATTGATGGTCATTTAGTATCTCCCTGTTGATCTAACAAAAGCACCATAGGCCCATTGGGCCACATGTAAAGGGGGAAAATCGGGGTAGGGCAAATTATTTTGTTTGCATTACCGGCCCATATGGCCCATTAAAGGGGGTCGATTGGCGGCTTTGTGCCGCCTCAAGTGGAGATAGATGATGGATTTCAATAAGATACGCCTCCGGTCGCTGCCGGGTGCTACGAATTGCAGGTGCGGAGTGGGCCTCCCGCATGGGTCAACGGCCCGCTGGTCCGGGTCCCGCTGGTGGGACTGCTGGGATTGTTACATGTGTAGGGGGCGCAAATGAGCCGGAACTACGGAATTAGGCCGAAGCAGGTATACATCCCGCCGGAGGAAAAATTTCCGCGCGTATTTGGCCTGATCAGTATGCTGGTCGGGGGCGTACTGCTGGCTGCGCTACTCACTGGGATGATGTTTCTGGCCCAAGCGCTATACTGGGTGATGCCGTGAGGCGCGTCATTGGTTCGGTATTCTATGTGCTGCTTATGGTGATAGTGGGGTACGAATTATGGGTAATCGGGCATATGATCACCTCGTACCTTCGGGGGCGGACATGATGATCGAGGACGCAAGAGAGTTCTTAAAAACTCTGGCCGCAGACGGTCTGGATGCGTACATCGACAGAGTATGGAAGATGCGGGAGCCAGTGCCGCCTAAGCCGTCGAGCAAGGGTTGGCCCTACAAGCCTGCCTCTGAGCAGGAAGCGACCCCGCGCCGTCTAAAGGTGCTGAAGTGAACATCCCCAAGGAACTACAGGACATATTAGACGATTTGGAAAGATTCGACGCCGAACGGGACAAGATGGCTCAAGCCATATCTGAGGCAAATGCCGGGAATAAACTGGGTTGGAGATACCCTCTCGATCTGGTCGTCCCCGAAGACATCCGGCAGAGTTACCTGACAGGGCCAGCACATTGACACCCGAACAGCTAAAATCCGCCCGCGCCAAACTTGGCAATTTGAAAACGGCTGAACTCGCGCAAATCATAGGTCTCAGGTGGGACAGAACCATCCGTAAGTGGGAGGCAGGGGAGAGAGCCATCCCTGAGCCTGTGGCGATCCTCCTGAACCTGTTCATAGAGAACCCAGTCCTGATCACTATGTCCGAGAAGTTCCGTCCCGTGTATAAGAGTAAGGGAACAAAGGTGAACAAGAATGCCTAGGAAGAAAAAAGATACAATCACTGACAAAGCACGGGGTTTGTTTGTGCAGGATGGTGAATTGGTGACAGATAGTCCTGAAATAGCTGAGGCTCCCAGAAGTGTGGGAAGGCCCAGCAAATACACAGGTAATCTGGCCGATATGATCTGTACTCGAATCGCTCTGGGGAACAGCCTGAGAAAGGTTTGCCTCGCGGATGACATGCCGGACATCACGACTATCATCCGTTGGACTAGGGAAAATAAGGAATTTTGCCAGCAATATGATAGGGCTTGCGTAGATCGGGGCAATCATCTGGCTGAAGAAGCCTTGGAAATCGCTGATCAAACCCCTGAGACAGAGCCTGTCAGGGACAAGGATGGCGAGATCATCGACATGCGCCTGCACTCTGCCTACGTCTCATGGCAGAAGAACCGGGTGGACGCCCGCCGCTGGTTTGCGAGCAAGATGTCCCCGAAGCGGTTTGGCGATAAGGTCCAGACTGAGGTGAGCGGGGTCGATGGCTCTGCGATCAAGGTCGAGACCGTTGCGCTGGATGTTGCCAGCCTGTCCCCGGAGTCCCGCGCGGCTTTGAAGGCTGCTTTGCTGGAAATGAAGAGCAAAGAATGAGGCCGGGACGTTGATTAGTGTTTCATGTGAAACATTGTATTATCCACGCGCCGGTAGCAGTCCCCTATCCTGTGGCTGGCGCGGCCCGTCCCGGCTCCGCTCCGTGCTGGGGCGGGCTTGCCATAGGAATTAGGGAATGAATTACTGGGATGTCGGAGGCAAAAAGATAAACTCAGACGACGCTCTGCGTCTGATCGACTGCTACGACAATGAGCAGAGCCTGTACGAGTTCCTGCGGAATGCGTGGAAGACCATTGACCCGTCACCGTTTACGGATAGTTGGGCCATAGAGGCTATAGCCGAACACCTGCAAGCTGTGACGGATGGAGAGATACGCAGGTTGATTATAAACGTGCCACCTAGGTGCGGTAAATCAACTATAACAGCCACTTGTTGGCCTGCCTGGACATGGGCGCAGGAGCAGATAAGCCCGACTTCCGGGCCGGGTGTTAAGTTCCTGACCGCCTCCTACGCGCAACAGCTATCAATCCGCGATAGTGTGAAGTGCCGCCGTTTGATCGAGTCCCCATGGTACAGGTCTCTCTGGGGTTCACGATTTGTTCTCACCAGCGACCAAAATACAAAATCGAGGTTCGACAATTCCAAGGGAGGCACCCGGCTCTCCACCTCGGTCGGCTCGGCCCTGACCGGGGAGGGTGGTGCCGTCATTTTGGTCGATGATCCCAACGCAGCGGCTGAGGCCTTTAGTGACGCTACCATAGAGACAACTATAGATTGGTGGGATAACGCCCTTAGCACACGCCTCGATGACCCTAAGACGGGCGCATTTGTGGTGATCCAGCAGAGGCTGGCGGAGAACGACCTGACCGGCCACATCCTTGAGAAACAGTCAGGGGACTGGACCCACCTGTGCCTGCCTATGGAGTACGAGAAGACCCGCTCCTTCGTGACCTCTATTGGCTGGAAAGACCCTCGAACGGAGGAGGGCGAACTACTCTGGCCGGAGAGGTTCGGCCCGGACGAAATCAAATCCCTAGAGTCCGCGCTAGGCCCGTGGGCCTCAGCTGGTCAATTGCAGCAGCGGCCTGAACCCAAGGGCGGCGGCATCATCAAGCGGGACTGGTGGGAACTCTGGCCTCATGATGCCTATCCCGCGATGGACTATGTGATCGCCTCCCTCGATACGGCCTACACCACCAAGAGCGAGAACGATTACTCAGCCATGACCGTTTGGGGAGTGTTCTCGGGCGATGTCGTGGCCCACAACGTCAAGGCAGGCGGAACCGATACGGAACGGTCCTACGCCCAGCAGTCGCCCAAGGCCATGCTGATGGACGGCTGGCAGGAGCGGCTGGAGTTACACGATCTGGTCGAGAAGGTCGCCAAGACCTGCCGGACCATGAAGATCGACAAGCTGATCATTGAGAACAAGGCGGCGGGCCATTCGGTCGCGCAGGAAATCCGGCGGCTGTTCGGGCATGAGGACTGGGCGGTCCAACTGGTGGACCCGAAGTCTCAGGACAAGCTGTCGCGCCTGTACTCGGTCCAGCATCTGTTCAGCGAGGGGATGGTCTATGCGCCGGACAGGTCATGGGCCGATACTGTCATGACGCAGGTGGGGACGTTCCCTAAGGGTAAGCATGACGATCTGGTGGACACGGTAAGCATGTGCCTTCGCCACTTGCGTGATCTTGGCATGCTGACGCGAGGCCCGGAGTGGACGGCTCAGGTTCAAGAGTCGATGCAGCATCGCGGGCGGGACCTTCCTGCCCTATACTAATGTTCATGGTTTGTTCTAGACCACACCAGTGGTATCTTGCGGTCAAATATCCGCAAGGAATAGATTATGGCGTTAACTCCGGGCCTTTCTCCGAACATCAGATTAGTGCAGCCGGACCCTGAATTTGAGGGGCCGGGAGAGGACAGCACTGTCGAGATCATCGATGGTGACGATAAGCCCATTGCTAATGAAGATGGCAAGATATTGGAGATCGAGCATGACGACGGCTCGATCACGATCAGCCTAGACGGCAAGTCCCTTACCGGAGAAGACGAAGCTAAAGGTCCGACCGGCTGGTTTGATAATCTGGTTGATGACATTCCCGAACTGGAACTGAACCGTATATCGGACGAACTGCTGCGCGGTATCTCTGATGACATCGAGAGCCGCAAGGACTGGATCGAAGATCATTCGACCGGCATTAAGTTACTTGGCCTCAAGATTGAAATTCCCGGCCTCGGAGGCTCCGCAGAAGGAGCGCCTGTCGAGGGCATGAACAGGGTGCGGCACCCACTCCTTCTGGAGGCGGTGTTGCGCTTTCAGGCCAACGCCCGCTCTGAAATGTTGCCGACTGACGGCCCGGTGAAAATCCGCAACGACGATAACAATGCGACGCTGGATGAAGACCAGCTTGCTAAGGCGTTCGAGCGGGACCTGAACCATTACCTGACATCGACGGCCACAGAGTATTACCCCGACACCGACCGCATGCTGTTCATGCTGGGCTTTGGCGGCACGGCCTTTAAGAAGGTTTACTTCTGCCCCCTGCGGAACCGGCCCGTCTCTGAGACGGTAGATGCTGACGATCTGATTGTTAATAATAACGCGACGGACTTGCAGAACGCCAAGCGCATTACGCACCGGTCCTATCAGCGGCCCTCGACCGTCAAGCGCCTCCAGATACTGGGCGTGTACCGGGACATCGACCTATCCACCCCGAACATGGGCAATCTGGATAGCCTCCAGCGCGAGAAGCTGTCTGTGCAGGGTATTGCCCCGGACAGCATGAACCCGAACGACCGGGACCGCGAGATTTACGAGTGTAATTGCGAACTCAACATTCAGGGTTACGAGCATAAGATGCGCGGTAAGGTGACCGGCCTCGAAATTCCGTACCGGGTTACTGTTGATGTTTCCTCCAAGAAAATCCTGTCGGTTGTCCGCAACTATAATGAGGACGCGCAGGAACTGCCCGAGGCCCGCAAGAACTTCGTGAAGTACACCTACGTTCCGGGCATGGGCTTCTACGACATCGGCCTGCTGCACATTCTGGGTAACACCACCAACGCCATTACGGCTGCTTGGCGCGAACTGCTGGACGCTGGCATGTACGCCAATTTCCCCGGCTTCCTGATGGCCGATACCGGTGCAAGACAAAACACGAACATCTTCCGGGTTCCCCCCGGCGGCGGAGCCTTGGTCAAGACCGGCGGCATGCCGATCAGTCAGGCCATTATGCCCCTGCCGTACAAGGAGCCTTCGGGAACCTTGATGGAACTGGTAGACAACATGGCCCAGACCGGCATGCGACTGGGGGGCACGTCCGAGGCTGCAGTTGGCGAAGGCCGCTCTGACGCTCCGGTAGGTACGACACTGGCCCAGATCGAGCAGTCCCAGAAGGTCCTGAACTCGGTCCACAAGCGCATGCATGCGGCTCAGGCTGAGGAGTTCCAGCTTCTAAAGGAAGTCTTCAGGGAGCATCCTGACAGCTTCTGGCAGCGGAATAAGAAGCCTGCCGCCCCTTGGGACGAGAAGTCGTTCCTGACCGCGCTGAATAACTATGAATTGATCCCGCAGGCCGACCCCAATACGGCTTCGCAAGTTCAGAGACTGATGAAGGTCATGGCCCTGAAGCAGCTTCAGGAGGCTAACCCGTCGCTGTATGATCCCGTCGCCATTGATACCGCCGCGATACAGGCCATTGGCTGGAGCAATCCGAGCCAGTTCCTTGCGCCGCCGGAGGCCCAGAAGAACCCGCCCCCGGAACTGGTCAAGATGCAGGCCGACTCTAAGGCTGCTCAGACCCTATCCGATGCGCGGATGATGGACGCCCAGACCAAGGCCAAGACGGACGAGGCCAAGACCCAATTGGACGCCAAGAAGGTGGCGATTGATGAGGCCAAGGTCGAGATCGACAAGATGAAGGCTCAGGCCGACATGCAGGACAGCCAGTTGGAAGCCAAGAACAAGTTCGAGGACCGCAAGTTCAAAGAGCATGTCCAATTGATTGATCTGGCCCAGAACATCGCGGTTCACCCTGAGAGCCTAGATGTGATCAAGCCCTTGATTGCCCCGGCCATTCAGGACCTGAGCGACATCAGTAACCCTGATCAGCAGCCCCAACAGCAGCCCGGCCTCGCCCCCGGCCTAATCCCTAGGGGCCAGTAATGTCCAAGGATGTCCGCAAAGCTTTGATGATTGCCAAGGGGCCGGTATCCAGTGGGTATCTGCCTCCGGGTGATCCGCAGCGGACGGCTAACCTTGCGCGGTTCATGGAGGGCAGCGTCGCGCCCCCTACGCTGTACCACGGGACCCTCGTGCATGCCGCTCCTAGGGGTACTAACACCAGACCGCTCGGTGACATAGACCAGTTCGATCGGTATGCTGCTTACAAAGCCTTCAACCGTCCCGAAGGCATGGACGCAGTAGGAACTTGGCTTGACGAAAATCCCGGCAAGACCGGCGCTGGCATGTATGCCGGTAGCGAGGGCGCTATTTACCCGGTCAATCCATCCCTAAAAAACCCGTGGAAACCTAAGAGTTTTGATGAGTTCCTAGACCTAATGCACACCACCGCTGGCCGCAACCCAAAGGCGCAGAACCCTAAAGGTAGAGGCACGGTAGGTCCGCTGCGGGATTACCTTATGAGCAAGGGGCATGACTCGATCATGTTCCCGCCCGGTGCGGTCGATCACCCTGATCAGGGTCCAGTCTGGGTTGCGCTACATCCCGAACGCCAACTCAAATCCGCCATCGGAAACCGTGGCACCTTCGATCTGAACGAGCCAGACATCACCAAGGCTGAAGGCGGGGCGGTTGCTTCTGGCAATCTTGGGCTAATGCAAGGCGATCCCAGTGCGCTGAAGATGGCGCAAGGCATGGATTACGGCGCCCAGCAGGAAGAGCAGTTCAACTCGGCTTGGGATCAGGATAACCCGTATGTGGCCCCTACGCCTCCGGAGGGGCTGAACCCAGCCAACGGCGTTGCCACTCAGGAGCTTGTAAACTGGTACAACGAAAAGACCGGCCAGCGGTACACGGCCAGCAGCGGCGGCTGGTCAGCCGAACCCGGCAGTGGCTGGCGTCAGGTAAAGTCTGACAGCTACGACGACCAAGGCAAGTTAGTATCGCAAGACCCGATAAACATGCCGGGGTTTGTGGGGCCTACCTACTCTGCGCCGTCAACGCCTACCGCGCCGTCAACGCCTGCCGCGCCGTCAACGCCGAACCCTGTCACAAACTATCAAACGGTAGGCACCACACCAACCTCCCCCGTGTATGGCGCTACACCGCCTACAACGCCGCCCTCGACGACGACAACTACGCCCGCGCCGCCGCCAGCTACGCCAACTACGCCCGCGCCGCCGCCAGTTCTTGGGACAACAACACCCGCGCCAGTTAATGGAACCCCCCAGCCAGTACAGCCAGTGCCGGGAATGGTAGCGCCGTCACCTCAGTCGCCGCCGCCAGTCTTAGGGGCTACAACGCCTGCGCCAATTAACGGAACCCCGCAGCCAGTGCAGGTGCCTACAGACAATTCCTACGGCATCACGCGCACCAATGCCAAAGCCAAAGGCGGGGCAGTCGAAGAGACCGTTCCTGAAGCGCCCTATACGCTCGAAAGCCAATTGCAGGCTTTCCTACAGGGCAAGCGCAAGGCCGTCCTGTATACCCATGACGAGCCGGAACTCCCCAAGGGTGCGGGACGCCTAGAGACGGCCCACGGAGTATTTCATTACAACCCCGCGCTGATCGACGAACGCTCCATCAAGGCTGCGGTCGCCGGGGACAGGATCAACGAAATTCTGGGATACGGCCCCTATTCCAAAAGGGACGTTCTCAATCGCGTAGCTCAGGGCGAAAGCCCGCTTGCCGTGGTTGGCAGGGACGCAGGGGGCCGAGAAGTCCTGTCCGCTGCTGGTACAGACAAGACAGCCCACGAACAGGCTTCGGCTATTGCGGCCCAGTTACCTACTGGCGGTCAGGTCCATATCGAAAGTCCGCAGCAGGTCATTTCCGAGCGAATTGCGGCTTTGCGGTCCCCGGAACAGGGAAATAAGGACGCCCGGAAGGCATTAATGATTGCTAGGGCTAAGGGCGAGCAGCCAATCCATTACGCCTACGGCGGACCTGTAGAGGGCGACCGCGAACTAGACCAGTCCGGCTTCTACAACGCTGCCGCAGAGGCCGCAAAGGGCATCCCGCAAGCCAAGGGTACGCCGCAGCAGATGATGTCTATGGTCCAGAAGGTTCCCGGCACACAGGAGTCCATCAAGTGGTCGGGGGCTGATCATGCTTTTGCCGGTCAGCCAATTGTGTCCAAAGGCGATCTGGTAAAGCACTTCCAGACCAATGCTCCGAAGCTGGAAGAAACCCAGCTTGGCGGTAGGCAGTCCAATATGGAAACCAAATACCATAAGTACACCATCCCCGGCGGTGAGAATTACCGGGAAGTGCTGCTTCAGGCTCCTCTAAATAAATCGCCTGAGCGGGATAGGATGTCGGCCATAGATGAGCGACGCCACGCCATTGAAAAAGAACTTATGAAACTCAATGACGAAGAACTTGATAAACATATATCTACGCAAGGAATTGCAAATGTTGACGACATAATGATGCAAAAAATGCATCTTTTGTCAGAACAAGAAAATCTGCGTTCCGAATATAAAGACTTGGTACCAAAAACATGGAACTTAGATTATAAATCACCCCATTGGTATAATAAGCCTAATCTTGTGGCCCACCTCCGCATGTCTGACCGCACATTGCCTCAGACCGGCGAAAAAGCCCTGCACCTAGAAGAGTTGCAAAGTGACTGGGGTCAGGCTGGCCGCGCAGGGTTCAAGAAAAGCCCTGAAGAACTGGCGTCCATGAAGGCCGACATGCTGGCCGCGCATAAGAATTTTCTAAACTTGATTGGTCCGGTTAGCGGTGCGACTGAAGACCAAATACAGGCAGCGGAAGATAAGTCTAAGGCTGTTATGAACAAGTGGAATGAAGCCTCTAAGGCCACTACGCCTGAAGGCCCATATGTTGGAAGCACAGCTAAGTGGACCGAACTTGGCCTAAAGCGGGCCTTGATCGAAGCTGCTCGTAATGGACATGACAAGCTAGTCTGGACACCGGGCCAAGATCAAGCTGACCGGTACGACCTAAGCCAACAGGTAAAGCAAATCCTTGTGGAAAATCACGGGGGAAAGTTCCATGTCAAAGCTTATGACCATGATGGCAGCAAAGTAATCAACGAGCATGTTGATACGCCGGAAGAGATAGCCCGTTTAATTGGGAAAGAAGCGGCAGACAAGGCCATGGAGCATATGGAATCTAGCCGTAACGCTGGTTCTCACATTCCCCGTGCCGACCTTCGCGGTGTTGACCTCAAAGTCGGCGGCGAAGGCATGAAGGGCTACTACGATAAAATCGTACCGACTGCCCTTGCTAGGATTGTGAAGTCAATTGGACATACCCCTGAGTTCGGCACTGATTATATTCAGGGCAGGAAGGATGATAGGGATTTGGTCCTTATTAATCGTCGCGGCCAGTATCATGTCGAAACGCCAGACATGCATAATAACGAAGGAAATTGGCAAGACGGAGAACACGTTGCTGGCCCGTTCGCCACCCGTGAAGAGGCTGACGCCCACCGCACTAATCTTTACAAAGGCTTGAAGGCCGTCCCTTCACTAAAGATTACCCCCGCAATGCGGGAGACAATTTCCAAGGGCCTACCTCGGAAAACTGGTGGGTTCGTACCACCTGCCAGAAGTTCTGCTGTCGAGCAGGCTCTTAAACTGACATCCAAATCCGGCGCGACGTTGCCCGCTGCCGTATTTCTTGCAAGGCAACATCAACGTCGGAACTAACCCCTCCAAGGAGAACTACAATGTCTGAGATGGCAAAGGCCGCACGGGCCGCAATGAAGCAGAAGGCCAAGCGCCTTACGACTGACCCCCACAAGAAGGTTGACGCCTCTAGCTGGGAGCCTGAAGAACCCATGAACACGGGGGCCAAGACTGGCCTGCGTCCGGTTTCTCCCCGCGCTTTTAAGCGTGGCGGCAAGGTCGGCATGAAAGCCGAAGGCTGCGCGAGTGCGCCGAACGCCGGTCGCAAGGCCCGCAAGGCCGGTGGCAAGATCAGTGATCTGGTCAACGCCAAGATTAATCGCAACGTCAAGGAGGCCAATGCTTCCGAGTTCGGCAGGCCCCATATCGGTGGCCTGAAGAAGGGTGGCCGCGCTGGCAAGATGGACGGCGGCGGCATGATGGCCCCGGCCTCGCTTGGTACGTCCATGGGTGACCCCCGGCTTGGGATTGTCCAGAAGGACCGTATGAACATGACCAACCAGCCGGGTGTTTATAAGCGCGGCGGTCGTGCCTGCGGCGGCTATGAAGATGGCGGCAGCGTTGCCAAAGATTTCGCCAAAATCCAGAACATGATTGCTGCCCGTAAGGCCGTGCAGACCGAGAACGCTCTGGATGCCGTCCGCCGTGGCAATGCAACTTCCCGCCCGCTGGACCGTTTGCCCCCGAGCAGCGAAGACATGGTTGGCCGTCGCCCTCTGGTTACCGGTCCCGGTGGTGCAGAGTATGTGCCTGAGATCGACCGTCCCGCCCACAAGTCCGGCGGCAAGGTTAATAACAAGGATATGGCTCAGGACAAGAAGCTGATCAAAAAGGCTTTCCGCCAGCATGAGAACGCTGAACATCACGGCAAGCACGAAGACTTGAAGCTGAAGAAGGGCGGCACGGCCAAGAAGGCTCGTGGTGGTAATCTGGGTCATTACGATGACGCAGAGAACAAGCCGAACCTGCGCCTTGTTAAGACCCACACTGGCCCCGAAGGGCATATGGCTAAGGTCTACAAGGATAAGGATTATAACGAACACCGGGTTAAATTCTTTAAGCCTGATGGCTCGTATCAGTCCAAGGCCGATTATCATGGCGATTTGGAAGACGCTCATGATACTGCCCAGCACATGGTCAATAAGGGTTTCAAGCGCGGCGGCAACGCTGGCAACTACACTGGCGGCACTCGTCCGACCGGTGGCCGTGTTGCTAAGGCCGGTGGTGGCCTGTTGAATGCGATGACTGGTTCCAAGCCCAAGTCCAAGGGTAAGGGCAAGACCAACATCAACATCATCATCAACCCGCACCATGGGATGGATCAGCAGCAGCAGGCTCCGGGCGCTCCGATGCCTCCTCCGCCCCGTCCGATGCCGCCCCCGATGCCGCCGATGGGCGCTCCTCCGGGAATGCCGCCGGGTGGTATGCCCCCGGTCGGTGGTCCGCCTCCGGGTATGCCGCCGATGCCGCGCAAGTCCGGCGGCAAGGTCGGTCACCGCAACTATAGTTCCTATAAGGATATGGATGCGGGCGCTGGCAGCGGGTTTGGTCGCTTAGAGAAGACCGAGATTGCCAAGAAGAAGTATGTCAAGCCGGTATAAGTTGCCAATCTGGTAATTAGTAACTATATGTAGTGGGCCGGGGGAAACCTCGGCCCATTATTTTTGCCTAACCGTGGGGCGTTTATGCAAACAATTGATACGGTTTTTCAGCGAGAATTGAAGAAGCTGATTGCCACTAGGATATTGGACCTAAAGGATAATTTGGCGATGAACTCTTATGAGAGCGTCGCTGAATTTAAGTTCCTGATGGGTAAGATTGCTGCCCTTACGGATATGGCGGACATGATGGATGCGGCCCAAGAGGCCTCTGATCAACGCAACCGCTAAGTATTAAAGGGATACCTATGCCTCCGAGAATGATGGAACACGACGTAGACCCGAAAGTAGTTCTAAAAGAACAAATCGGGAACATTGACAGTTTTGACATCTACAACAACCAGATTTTGATTGCTGTCTATGTCCGGCCTGAAAAGACCAAGAGCGGCATCTACCTGACCGATGGTCTCCGCGCTGAAGACCAGTACCAGTCAAAGGTTGGCCTAGTCCTGAAGAAGGGTCCGGCGGCTTTCGAGGGTGATGACAGCCTGTGGTTCAAGGACATGAAGATTGAACTGGATGACTGGATCGTGTTCCGGCCCTCTGAAGGCTGGGCGATTACCGTCAATGGCGTCCTGTGCCGGATGCTGGATGACACCTCCGTGCGCGGCAAAATCGACGTACCCGACAAGATTTGGTGAAAGGACCAATCAAAATGGCGAAAAAAAGCAAAGACGAAGAAGTTGAGGTCGTTCTGGAAGCCCCGGAAGCACCGGAAGCCCAGCCCGAACTTGAACTTGAGATCACAGAAAAGCCTGAACCGGTAGAAGCTAGTGCTTCAAACCATGAAAAAGCTATTGCGGACCTGAAAAAGCAGATTGAGGCCGAGCGTACTGCCCGGTATGAGGCCGAAAATCGGGCTAGGCAGAGCAGCAATACCGCTGCAAAGGCCGAAACCGACGTTCATCAGGCCAATTTGCACCTTGTGAAAGGTGCGATTGAGTCGATGACCCGCGAAACGGAAATCCTGAAGGCCAATTACGCTAACGCAATGGCTAACGGGGACCACGAACAGGCGGCAAACATCAATTATGCCATGTCTGAGACGGCTTCTAAGCTAAATCAGCTTCGTTTGGGCAAGGAAAGCCTCGAAAGCCAGACCCCGCAGCGGGTACAGCCTATGGAAAGGCGTATGGACCCCGTTGAGGAGTTCGCAAGCCAGCTTTCCCCGCGCTCTGCGGACTGGGTTCGCGCCCATCCCCAATGTGTGACCGATCCCCGGCTCATGACAAAGATGATTTCGGCTCATAATATTGCCGTAGCCGATGGAATCCCGGCTGACAGCGACGAATACTTTGAGTTTGTCGAAGACACGCTGAAAATGAACCCCAGAAGGGCAGAGCCGGTCTATGACGCCGAACCTGTTATGTCCTCGGCGTCTGCACCCACCCAGAGACGGGCCTCTCCTGCTGCCACTCCTGTGAGCCGCCGTGGGAACGGAACGGGAACACCCACTAATCGGGCAACTTTGACCCGCGAACAGGCCGACATGGCTAAAATGATGGGAATGACCCCCGCCGAGTACCACAAAAACATGATGGACCTGAAAAAAGAAGGGAAAATGAATTAATGGAACCTGTAGCAAAGCGCCGTGGGCGTCCCCGGAATATTGATCGTGAACTCGTTGAACCCGTGTCCACCCGCCAGCCTATGAGGGCCGAAATGCGTGAACCCGATCCCCGTAGTGCTGCGGCGAAGCGGGCGCAGGAAATTCTTGATAATATTGGTCAGGCTGATGAGGGGCAGGACGACTTTCGTACCCCCACGGCCCCGGATGGCTGGACCTACGAATGGAAGCGCAACACGCTCTTTAATCAGGAAGACCCGGCCTACATGACTTCCCTGCTGCGTACCGGCTGGGAGGCTGTTCCGGCCAAGCGTCACCCCGAAATGATGCCTATCGGGGCTTCTAAATCAATCGAGCGTAAAGGGATGATCCTAATGGAGCGCCCGGCTGAGGTTACCCGCAAGTTCGAGGAAGCTGATAAGCGTCGCGCTCGTTTGCAGATGCGGGCCAAGGAAGAACAGCTTGGTTCGGCTCCGCAGGGCCAGTTTGGTCGTGACCATGCCCAAGCGGCTCCGAAGATCAACAAGTCCTACGAGCCTCTGCCCGTTCCAAAAAACTAATAAATCACGCCTTGCAGCAGCCCACGCTGGGAAACTGGCGTGGGTTTCTTTTCGTACATTTAGTAGCCGAATTATGTTGGGCCACTATCGTTTACAGATGGTTCCATATTTAGTATATACTGTCCCCAAGCGCATACGCGCCTGCCTTCCCACGATGAGGAAGGTTATAATTAACCCCGGCCCTATCTTCGCCACGATGAGCGATGATGGCCTCCTGAAGAGGAGTCCCGTCATGGCGAATGCGAACGCGCCTTTCGGTTTTCTAGAATACTACGGTGGCGCTGGTGGCGCTCCGACCTTCTCCCAGTCTGCTCGCCGTACTGCCTATAACGCTGCCGCCATTTATTGTGGCGACCCCGTTCAGCAGAACTCTGCGACTGGTTACATCACAGTGGCTGATCCGTCCAATGTTCAGGCTCTGGCTGGCATTTTTGTTGGTTGCCAGTACCTGTCTACCTCCCAGAAGCGCACCGTGTGGTCGCGTTACTGGCCGGGTTCGGACTCGACCACCGATGTCATCGTCTATGTTGTTGATGATCCGAATGCTCGTTTCCTTGTTATGGGCAACGGCACGACGTTCAACATCAGCGGCTCTCTGGCGTCGTATGGTACTTCGCCCGTTGGTCAGTACGCTCAGTTCGCTATCGGTACTGGCAATGCCAGCACTGGTGCGTCGGGCGCGTATCTGAATGCCCTCGGCACCACGGTTACCTATCCGTTCATCGTGGTTGATCTTATTACGTTCCCGCCGGGAGCCAATGGTGCGGACCCAACGTCTGCGTACAACAATGTCGTTGTTGGTTTCAACAACCAGATCATGCGTACTAATGGCGCTGGTCCGACCGGCATCAGCTAAGGGAGTTTGACCAATGGCTGTTAATCTTAGTGCGATTAAAGACCTTCTACTCCCCGGACTTCGCGGCGTAGAAGGCAAGTATGAGATGATCCCGTCTCAGTACGATAAAATCTTTACCAAGCATAACTCGAATATGGCCCTCGAACGTACTGCCGAAATGCAGTACCTCGGTCTAGCCCAGTTGAAGACCGAAGGTGGTCAGACTGCGTTCGATAATAACGCTGGTGAGCGTTTTATCTACAATCAGGAACATACGGAAATCGGCCTCGGCTACGCGATCACTCGCAAGGCTGTTGACGACAACCTGTATAAGACCCAGTTCCACCCGTCCAACCTCGGCCTGATCGAATCCTTTCAGCAGACCAAGGAAATCTACGGCGCGAACCTCCTGAACACTGCGACTACCTACAATGCCTCCATTGGCGGTGACGGAGTAGCTCTTTGCTCTTCGAGTCACCCGATCACTGGCGGCGTCGTGGCGAACAAGCCCGCTGTGCAGGTTGATCTTAACGAAGCTACGCTGCTGAATGCGATGATCGCAATCCGCACGAACTTCAAGGATCAGGCTGGCCTGAAGGTCTTCGCCCGTGGTCGTAAGCTGGTTGTTCCTCCCCAGTTGGAGCCGGTTGCAATCCGTCTGTGCAAGACGGAACTGCGTCCGGGTACTGCGGACAATGATGTGAATGCGATTTTGATGACCGCTGGTGGTCTGCCTGAATCGTACATGGTCAACGACTTCCTAACCTCGGCTTATGCGTGGTTTTTGCTGACCAACATCGACGGTCTGTCGTACATGGAACGTGTGAAGTTCGAGACCGACATGCAGGTGGATTTTGTAACTGACAACCTGCTTGTGAAGGGTTACGAGCGTTATTCGTTCGGGTACTACAACTGGCGTTCAATCTATGGGTCGTTCCCAACGTCGTAATCGGTAAACCTCCCCTTAACCGGGGAGGCACCATTTTTTAGGAGAGACCCATGAAAGGTCGCAAAGGTAAGGCTAACGGCGGGGAAATGGACTCCCCTAAGTCTGGCACTAAAGAGTATGAGCAGGACCTGAAGTCCAAGAATATGCGCTACACCTATCAGAGCAAGGTCAACGACGAAGCTGAAGAGCGTAAGTCGGGTGGCCGTGCGAAGAAGAAGCATGTTGGTAAAGCCCATGGTATGCATGCCATGCACCATGATGGTCGGAAGCATGTTGGTAAAGTCCATGGTATGCATGCCATGCACCATGCTGGTCGCAAGGCCCGCAATTCCGGTGGTCGCGCTGGTTCGGATAAGTCGCCGCTGTCTTCGGCCCATGCGGGTACAGCCCCCAAGCGCCACAAGACTTTGGACATCGACTAATCCAATAAAATGACGGGTTTCTAGTCCGGTTGGTGGCCTTTTCCCGTGGGCTATGTGCAGAGCATACCAGCCGGACTTACTCTGTGAAGGATTAAGTCAATGGCTGTTATTGTTTCCCCCACCCCCGGCACCCATTTTACTAATGGTCTGGGCGTCTCTTCTGAATTTAGCATTTCCAATAGCACTGACCCGGTGGCGTACAATACGCGCTGGCAGTGGAACCTGATTGGCGATGAGTCCTCCGCGAATGCTGGCTCGAACCTCCAGCTTCAGGGCATCGCTGACGATGGGTTTACCATCATCAACACCCCGATCACGGTCAACCGTGCTACCGGCACTGTTACGCTGCTGAACAGCACTAGTTCCTATGCGCTGTCTTCGGTCGGTAACGCCCTGACCGCCGTTGGCACCAACCGCGCTACTGCCTTGCAGCTTGCGAAGGAGGTCAACAACGTGACCACTGCCGCTTCTGGCACTGGTGTCATTCTTCCGGTCGGCGTCATTGGCATGGTCATAACCGTGTACAACGCTGGCGCTAACGCCATTAAGGTTTATGCGAGCGCGTCTGAAACGGTTGATACCATTGCTGGCGCTACTGGCGTTACCCTTACGAATGCCAAGCGTTGCCTGTACACTTTTGTTGATGTGAACACTTGGATTTCGGCACAGCTTGGCGTCGTTTCCGCCTAGTGAGTAGTTGGAGGAAGTCCATATTATGGCTGGGGCATGGACGAGGAAAGAGGGCAAAAGCCCTTCTGGTGGCCTGAACGAAAAGGGTCGTCAATCTCTCCGTGCTGAAGGTCATAACATAAAACGTCCTGTGACGGCTGCTGAGGCCGATAAAAGCCCAGCAGCCTCACAGAGGCGGGACAACTTCAGGACTCGCATGTGCGGGATGAAGGACAAGCTAACTTCTGCCAAAACCGCTCATGATCCCAATAGCCGTATTAATCTTGCCCTGAAACGCTGGGACGTTAAGTGCTGATATGGCTGACCGGAAAAAACCTCGTGAGAAGAACATCTGGGATAAACCAGTTCCAGAAAATGTCCGACACAAAGATTTGAGCGTTAAAGGCGTTAAGACTGCTAAGGCTAAGGCCCGCGCTGCCGGGAGGCCATATCCCAATATGGTCGATAACATTACCGCTGCTCGCGCAGGGCTTACGAAAGGTAAACGCAAATGACGCCTATTTCAGTAACTCAGACTAATACTGGCCGCACTGTGATAGCGGTCGATAACTTTCTGAACCCGTTCAACATTGGTGCTGCCGCCGCTGAAATAAGCGGAACTGCCACTGGGAGCGTTCAGTATTCGTTCGATGACCCCATGGACACCGGATATGTGGCCTCTGCTGCGACTTGGTATGATGCGCCAAACCTGTCTAACCTTAGCGCAACCGCCAGCGGCGCATTCACCATTCCGTGCAAGGCGATCTGTATGTACGTTTCCGGCACTGGTGTCTGGACATTGACCATTGTGCAAGCTGGAACTCGATAGGAGGCCGGTTTGACCACTAGCGGTACATATGCCTTCAACCCGAGTTTGGGTGAACTGACCCTCTACGCCTATAATATGGTGGGGGTGCGGAATACCGCGCTGCTACAGGAGCATATGCAGGCCGCTAAGATGGCGACCAATATGATGCTGGCGTCTTGGGCGAACCAAGGCGTCAACTTGTGGGCGGTTGATCTTATTACGGTTCCGCTGGTTCAGGGGCAGGCGACTTATTCCGTTGACGGCAACACCGTCATGATCCTTGACGCCTATATGCAGACGGATAACGGTTCAGGCCAGCCCATTGACCGCATTATCCTGCCTGTTTCGCGCACGGAATACGCTTCTTATCCTAATAAGGAGCAGCAAGGCTTTACGACCACCTTCTGGTTTGACCGCCTGATCGCGCCCACGATTACCCTGTGGCCGGTCCCGGATGGTTCGAGCGCCCAGTACCTCAAGTATTACCGGGTCCGCCAGCTTCAGGACTCTAACTACATTAGCGGCCAGACAGTGGAAATCCCGTATTTGTGGTTGGAAGCCTTTGCTGATGGTCTGGCCTTCCGGCTGGCTAAAATCTGGAGCCCCCAGATTGCCCCGGCTTTAAAGGGTGTGGCTGATCAAAGCTATGATATTGCTGCCCGCCAGAACGTCGAGCAGGCGCAGCAGTACATTTCCCCGCAGATTTCCGGTTATTACAGGCCATAACCCATGGCCTACGCATCAAAATCAGGACGAGCAAGAACAAGCGTTAGCAGCCCTAACGCCTTTGCCGTCTGTGATAGGTGCGGGATTTGGTACAATCACACCAGCCTGCGCTGGCAGTTTGACTGGCGCGGCGCTGCCCTGATGAACATCAGGCTTCTGGTCTGCAACACTTGCTACGATACTCCCCAACAGCAGCTTCGCGCTATCGTTGTTCCGGCTGACCCGGTTCCAATTCAGAACCCGCGCGTCGAATGGCTTGTGGATAGTCAAACCAATATTCGGTACACTTCCGGCCAGAATACGGTTAATTATTCAACTGGGATTCCGGTTCCGGGCGGTGATCGGCGTATTACGGAAGATGATAAAACTCGTGTTACTCAGCAGACAGGCGAGCCACCGGGTGGTCTTAATCAGGAGCCGGGTACTAACCCGATTGCTCCGGGTAACGACGATCCGGGCCTGCCATATGATAACACGGAAGTGCCAAAGACAGGTCCGCTGACATGAGTGTCGTCCAGATTCCAAATCTAGGTCCGGCCATTGCCCTTACGGGTACTGAGGAACTGGAAATTGTGCAGGCTGGCGTATCTGTACGCACGACTACACAGGACGTTGCTGACCTCGCCACTGCTCCCACTGGGCCTACCGGCCATACTGGCGCTACAGGGCCTACTGGGTCCACTGGACCTACGGGACCTACCGGAAGCACCGGCCCGCAGGGTGTCCCCGGCAGCGGCGGTAATACGGGCGCTACTGGCCCTAAAGGCCCCACTGGTCCCACGGGAGGGACTGGCTCTCAGGGCAATGTAGGTCCTACTGGCGCTAATGGCACTAATGGCAGCACCGGTCCGACTGGTCCGCAGGGTAATCAGGGTGGCCTTGGTCCGCATGGTCCGACAGGCCCTACCGGCGCTACTGGACCTACGGGCGTTACTGGCCCGTCTGGAACTGGGCCAACAGGAGCCACAGGACCTACGGGACCAACGGGTGCTGACAGTTTTGTTGTAGGTCCTACCGGACCGACTGGCCCGACTGGTCCTACAGGCACTCAGGGCGTTTCTGCGGCTTATTTCCCGTATAAAGCCAATACACTCACGACATCTGGTGATCCTTCTCCGCAATACATTAGCTGGAGCAATGCCACGCAGGTGTCTGCAACTACGTTGTTTGTTAATAGTGTTAATGCTAACGGGGTAGATATTGACTTCTTCCTGAATTTGTTGCTGCCAACACAGAATATTATTGTTCAGGATCAAGCAAATAGCGCAAATTTCCAGCAATGGATAATTACTGCTACGCCAACTAGTTACTCTTCTGGCGGAAGCAAGTGGTGGTCAATTCCTATTTCATATGTTGACGCTTCAGGGACTGGCGCGAGCAACTTCGCGCTGAACCTTCCG